AAAAGTTTAGTAGCTTGTGAGATGTACCGGCGCAAAGAAACTGGTACAGTTTGGCTTGACCTGTTCCCTCAATATCAAGCTCCATATAAGCGCTAGTCACTGTGATTTTTTTAGAAGCGCCAGAGATGTTTTCATCATCTGCCTCATCTATAGTATAACCCCTGCGCACAAACTCAGCCTCATCCTGTGTGGTGCTGTATTGAGATCCATCTAAACCGGCCAAATCATCAAGACTAAAGCCCATAGATAGCAATTGACCAACAGTCATTTCAGTGCTGTGACCAACTATATAATAGCTATCCATAGACCTAGCATTACGATCTACAAAGAAATCTTCTGGGGGGATGCTTTCTATGCAGACATCGCCATGAGGAATAGAGCGAGCAATTTTAACATCATGCTCTGGCATCTCTATTTCCATGCCCATTTCATCCATGCTGATCGTCATGCGAGCTTCATGCTCAATAACCTCAACGTCATCATCTTCTACAAGCAAAGCAAACGCTTCTTCCGTTAGGTTTGTAAAAGTGTGGATTTCCGTTTCCATTTCTTCTTTATGGTAAACGTAAGCAATACCCGCTTTTTTAACCATAGCGTCTTGGAATACATCGCTAAGAATGCGGTATCCGTTGTGCTGTTGAAACTTATAGCTAACAAATTGGGTAGCCTGTTCTGCCATTGCAACATCTTCTGGGCCACGCGGCACAAACTCAACCGGCTTTTCATTAGACAAAAAGATGCGCTGAATAGAAGGCTTCATGCCACGCACAACTTCACGGCACTTAGTTGCTACAACTCGTGACCGACCCTCTTCATAGCCAATGTCAACTTCCCCATCAAAGTAACGCTGGGCTTTAATCCTTTGGGGCGCTACTTCGCTGTCAATGAAATCTTGAGCATCTTCTATAGCCTTGGAAACAATGCTTTCAATCTGTACTTCGTCTAATGGTTCTAAACGCATCTATTTGTCTCCTACCGCGCCAACAAGCCTACGCCCATCATGGGCAAGCCACTCTCAGGCTTTATACCTGTCGCTTCCATCGCTTGCTGTTCTGTGGGTTTTTGCACCCCAACACCAAGGTAATATATTGCGCGGTTATACGCATAGTCTCTAGCCTCTTGAGAGACTTTTCGCCCCATTTGCACTTGACGCATCACATTCAAGGCGCGAATGGCATCATCTGTTCCCACCTCAGTCAAAGCCCTAGCAATATCATTATATATGCTCATGCGTTGGTTTTCTGTAAATTCATCCGTAAAGCCGGTCAACTCACTTGCAATTTTCTGCGCTGCCTCTAATGGCTTGCCGCGCAGAAAAGATGTAGCTGGCCCCGCAGATGTAATTTGCTCTATGCCTTTTTGCGTTGATTCGCGAATAGCTGTAGCACTGTTGCGTGATAGACCGGCGCGAGTAATTGCTGCCTGACCCACCTCATCAATTTGACGCAAGAAATCATCTGTCTGATCGCCCATTACTGCTGTAATTTTTTCCCTTGCGCTTCCTGATGATGTAAGCCGGTAAAATGCATCTAATTGTCGTGCCTCTAAGTCTGGATCAGTTGGAACTGCCTTAACATCTTGAAGAATATTCCGAACATATTGTGACATTCCCATTCTTAACGCCTCTAACTGCGCCTCAGATGGGTCATCCCCTAATGTTTCTAAAACATCTTCAATTTTTGTTTGTTTCTTTAAAATATCCTGACCCATTCTAAACGCGTTTTCTTCTGCAATAGTATTTCCTCCTAAAGTCACCGCTTCATCGTAAACACGCGCACCACTTTTGGGGTCAATAATACCAGCGCCTAACTCTCTGCGTAAGTCGGAAGCTAATCTGGAATATCTGCGACCTTGCGGAGAAAATTTATATGTTTGCGGGTCACGATTATTTTCAGCCAATGTTTGCAGCGCACGTTTTACATAATCAAGCTGTTGAACATTCATATCTTCACTGATGTTTACAACATTTCCGCTCCCGTCTAACTGCACACGAATTTGCATGTTTTGCACATTATCAGCAAGCATATCTGCGTTGGCTTCTTCAATCGCAGCAGTCAAGGTTTTCTTATCTATGCGATTTATAACCCCCATAATGCGCTCACCAGCGCCGCCAGTAGAGTAATCAATAGGCGTATTATAAGCGCGAGAATAAGCATCATTACGCAAGTCTTTAGTTCGATTGCGAATTGCCGTGACAGCCTTTTCAGCACCGATCAATGGATCACCTAATGTTTCAAGTAAGGTTTTTTCCAACTCGCCTTTTACTGCTTCTGCGCGGCGTCCTATGTTAGTTGCAACGGTTTGTGCTGGCTCTGGCCCCGCTTGGCTTGCGGCATCTGCCAACGCTCTCGCGGCAACCCCCGCATCAGCAAGCATACCTTGCTTTCCAGCGCGAGTAATGTTTTGAATTGCAGTGCTTATATCTCCACCCTGCGCAAACGCATTTTTAATGACCATTGCAGCGGATCGGCTAATACCCAATGCACTTTGAATTGCACTTAACTCAGAGGCTTTAATAAACTCTCCCAATCTATTTACACCCTCTGCCGCAAATGGAAGCCCTGCGGCAACCCCTGCACCAGTAGCCGCAGCTAAACTACCAGCAAATAATGCCTCGTCTAATCGCTTACCACTTTCGGCTTCTCCCGCTGCTTGAATGCCCGCAGGAACACCAGCGCCAACGGAACCCGCTACTGCTGCGCGAGCGACATTAAATGCGCGACCGACACTAGGATCACGGCCAAATATTTTTGCTAACTCTGGAAATGCTTTTAATGCGCGAGATGCGTCATAACCGCCTACACCCGCTTGTATTAAAAATGTTTCAATTGGTTTTTGCGTATACTGCGCCTTGCGTAAGGCATCGCTATATTTTTTATAATTACCGCCAAAAAGCTTCTGCACAACTTCGTCAGCAAATGAACCAGCACCGAAACTCATAGCTTGCTGACCTACTACAGCCCTTGCCAAGTTAGGGTTTTCTTGTAGTAAAGCTTTTTGCTGAGCGTCTGTAATCATTTCCCCCGTAGAAATTCCTTCCGCAAAAGATTTTATGCGCTCTGGATCTGTTGTGGAGTACCCTTGACCAACAAGATATTGTTTACCATTTGGGCTTTGCAAAACTGCATCAGTACCTCTAGCCAATGGATTTCCTTGAGCATCAGAAGCAACTACGGCGGTTGTTTTAGAGTCAATTTTGTCAGCAAGACTATCTGCTTCCGCTTGCGAAGTAGCCGTAACTCTAACAATTTTGTCACTTCCTTGTAAGCGGAAATAAAAAGGAAGTTTTTTCTTTTTGCCGTAGAAAGTATCTTTTTCAGCCATTTTACTTCCTAAAAGGTTACCCGCTGATTTCCAGCAGGGGTTGTTGTGTCATTGTTTTTTTTGTTATCTAATTTTTTTCTTTGTTCCTCGTATGCCGATGTGCCGTAAAGAGGGTTTAGTGCCTTAGCAAATTTTTCAGCTTCAGCTTTTGCATATTCAGTAGCATTTGGCCCACTTGCAGACATCATCATTGCAGTGGCAAGCTCGCGAGTAGCACGTTTTTGCGCTACTAACTCAGGGGGATCAAATGGTTGTGGAAAATATTGTTGATTTGCACTTTCAAACTCACTCTCAGCGATTGCTGCACCACTTTCACGGCGCAATACAGCATTCACAAAGTTACGCCGCGCATTGTCATATGATTTGAAGGCAGTGCTTGTAAGTGCATTTCCAAAAATTGGTATTTTATTATATAGTTGCTGCCCAAGCTCTGTACCCACTTCCTCTGTATTAGCGAGTATTTTATTAGCAAAATCCATACGCGAACCATAGACCATCGCTCCAGATTGGTTTTCTGTTTGCTTTCCTAACGATATTACCGTGCCATCAGGCATTGTTATTGATCCAGAAGACTGCTGAGAAGAGGGGGCCGTGAATATAGGTTCACCCGTATTACGGTCAACTAATGTATTTCCGACAACAACGTATCTATTTTGGCCCAACCTTGCGTTGTTTAAATCTCTGGCTTGTAAATCAGACAAATACCCACCAAAAGCCGCTGAACCTTCTACCGCCCCAGCTTGAACTGCGGCTAGATATCTAGCGGCTATCGTATCACCCGCATCAGCCCGTTTCTGTAGCTCCGCTATGGTGCGGTTGCGAGCCTGACCTTTCATTCTAGCCTGACCAGACTGCATCATTTGCTGCCGGTAATTAGCAGATTGCGGGTTCATAGGGTTTAAAACAGATGCAGCCATTCCCAAGCGGTTTACAAAGTTTAGGCCGGTTTCCTCATCTGGACGCCTTACACGATCAAGTAAACCTAATAGGCCGCTTCTAGGTGCTTGGTTTGGGTTCATACTCATTTAAAAATCCTCTAAGCGAATTGACCAGCCGCCATAAGATAGTCAAGAAATCCTGAGTTATAACCTTGCTCCTGACCCTGCAAGTTAGGCACACCAGACATAGAGCCTAAGAACGTAGCCAATCCCTGCTGTGGAGCGCCGGTATAACCCGCATATTGTTGCTTTCCAGCGTTTATAAGATCCTGCATCATTTGACGCTGCTGCTGGCCCTGCTGCATTTGCTGCTGCTGTATTGCCTGACCGTAGCCAAAAGATTGCTGCCCCATTCCAGCCAATTGACCCGCTGCGCCTAGCTGACGATTTAAATCTGCCTGAGAAGCTCCTAGAGCCGTTTGGAAGCCCTGTTGGCGCATTCTTGTTGCTGTGTCAGCCATTTGCTGATTGTAGCCCTTCAGCGCCTCTCCTGTTGCTATACCGTGCCGCGAACCACCAAAAGCTCTAGCTTGCTGCGCTTGCGCATCTAATTGGTTTAAGCCCATTTGCGCTTGTGTTCCTACATCGCGCAATGATTGCTGAACGACTTGAGTTTCGTAGGGGTTTTGATAAGCGCCCATGCCGCCAGCCGCAGTTTGGGTAAGACCCTGACCAACTCTGCCCATTGCCGCACCCTGCGCCCCAGCCGCAGCCGTGTAAGGGTTCATAGCCGGTTGAGCCATTTGTGGATTTGCACCGCCCGCCATATTACTTTCCTCTTCTACCGCTGCTCTGCATCTCTAATGCAACAGGTTGATTTTCTATTGCCCGACTTCCCATTTCACCCGTCACAGGATCAATGAAAAAACTATTATAATAATCGGCTTGCGCTGGGCGTCTTGTTCTCAATTCACCGACCGCTTGTTCAAAGATTGGCGCTGAAGAATAACCCATAGCTCCACCCTCAAATTTAGTAGGCGCAGGAAGATACTGCTGCCCGCCAGATGTGGGCATACCGAATGCGCTTGCCATAACATCAGTACCTTGAAAAGAAGCTTGTTCTAATGGCGACATGGCCGCAACATCAGGCCCATAAAAAGGCGTATAAGGCATTGCCGACAAGTCGCGGCCCATTCCTATACCTTGCTGATAACCAGTTTCAGCAAACGTAGGCACTGTTGTTCTTGTTGTAGATGATCCACCGCCACCAGACATTTTTAAAACTCCTTAATAAAGTTTGCGTGTAGCATTTTCCAATTTAACGGACCCAAAGGTTTTTTCCACCCTAAACGACCCGCCATGATTGCAGCTTCGCAATCTTGTTCTTTTGCCCATGCCTTAACATCATTGTCCATGTCTAAAATCTGATCCAATTCGCCACCAGCTAAGAATATATTTAAAACTCGCTTCTTAGGATATACCACAATTTCAGTAACAATACACCCCTTGGGCGCGGGCCATAGTTGCATACGGCCATCTGCAATGCCGCTGGCTATATCTTCCCATTCATGTGTGCCGCCACAATACTCTAGGGCGTCTTCTATCCAAGGCTTGCAGCGCTCTAATTGATTTACATAAATGTCTTTCATTTTACCAAGAACCCCCTAAATGAGCTGTCCTAGTCCATATGTCTGTTGACCCGTCATAAATGCCGTTGCAGACGTAAATATAATTGGTATCCCAGCTTATCAGCCCAGCTTTATCGCCCACCGAACCCACGCTAGTTGGGGGAACACCAACCTTCACAACAATTTCAACAAAAATATCATTTCTGCTTACAACTGGATATGCGTTTACATTATCCCATAAAATTACGCCATTTTCGGACGGGTTATCCGCTGCTGTTTTAAATCCAAGCTTTGCTAAGTTTTGCTGCAAGTATATTGTTAGTTGACGCCCCCACTGGCGCAAGTCGGGGCCAATAGGGGGTAATACTGGAACCGGCATTACCTACGGCCCCCAGCTTTCATATCAATTCGCATGTTGCCAACCCTAAAGTCAGACAAGATCGCTCCATCAACCCGCATACGAACTTGCCGACCAGTAAATCTTACTGACGTTGGGTTTGCAGTTGTGAATGGCCCATGACTTGTTTCAGCGCCATTTGGATAAAGCCGTGTCTTAAACGTGACGTTGACATCGCCCTGCGTTTTTTCATCGGGGATAAGCTCAGTAACACGCGCAACTTGATCTCCCGCGCCAATAGATATTGGCCCGCTTTCGGCAAAGATTGATGAGCTATCTACGTTAAGACCCACTTCATGCTCATAAATGTCGCTGTCTGAATTATGGCCCGCCATAAATGGATAGCGGAAGACGCCGCGCTGAACACCAGCCGTGCGAGACAGGTTGCCAATCAGCCAATGGCCCTCTTTGTAATCATAGGCAACGTAGCGGTCTATTTCAGTAGAATTTTCAGAGCAATAAAACCACCAAACCTCACCATATTGACCATTCGCAAATGACCAGACTTTTGACTGTTGCGCTGGATTAAAGTCACCAAACACATAGTCGAATACATCGCAGGGTATTTCCTGAACGCTGTTACCGTCAAACCTAAAGAAACCGCGCTGGCCCATCCAGAACACGCCCATATCAACGTCAGACGCAGCTTTGCGGGATATTGCCCCGCATGATGTGCCAACGCGCTCAAAGCCATACACATAAGGCGGGCCAAGGTATCTTGCTGTGTGGGCTGATGTATCCGTTAGAATAAGCGTCTGGCCGCGTGTTCTAACGCCCTGCATAATCTGCCCGCTATCGGCAAGCTCAATATCACCAGCCTCGTTTGTAGCTGCTGGCGTCCATACTGTGTTGTTTTCACGATCACACCACGAAATCTTTCGCGGGTTGTTGCCACTACCCAAGGCAAAAATAAACCGTTCTTCCGTTACAACTAAACCAAGGTTGTTCGTAGGGGCATTTGCAATCGCCGCTGCCTTTACTGCTGGGTTTAACTGCCACTCCAACAAGCGCCCGTCATCCTTATTGCAAGCAACCAAATACTCGCCCCAATTATCTAAATTCCATTGGGTGGCTTCCTCTGGCACAGCGTTTGCATTTTGCTGGATCGGCGTCCCATAGAAGCCATCGCCATAGAAGCCGTAACCATAGCCCGTTTCAACTTCTGCGTCCTCACGGCCTGTCGCCAAATCTGTTGGAGCAATGTCATAAGTAGTGCCGCCGCCTGTCATGGCTTTAAGCTCGTTATATGATCCCCCAGCCGCATATGCCGTGCCGTTATTCGCCTCCCATGTGTGCATACCCCGAACAACATTAGTGCAGAATGACGCTTTGCGTTCTTGCCAGCCACCAATAGGTCTGAGGCTGTTATCGCGCCAGCGCACCAAGCTGCCATCGCGCCACCGGCCAGATTGCTCAAGGTCAGTGCCGTTTCTGTAGAAACCGGCGGGGATGTCTAAAGGTACGAGTGTCATATTTTCACTCTGGCTTATTTGGCCAATTAATGGCGTTGCGAACCTTTTGAACAAGTATGCTCATTTTAGTAATCCTATGTTTTACGAAATTCTAAGCCACAAAGCAAAGGTTGTGTAGCCATCGACGCTAGTTCTCGTGTATGGCGTCATCTGCCTCCAAGTTCCCGTTAGCCCAGCGCTAGAACAGCGGTCACTGAGGAAAGAATCTCTGAACTGCGATATACCCGCACTCACCCCACCCCACTTTAAGGTACTTCCAGAAACGGTGGTTCCAGCGCTGACCGTCCCTGACCCGCCGCTTGCGTAAGATTTACCAGCCGCAGTGTATGTTCCAACAGCGCCAAGGCTTGTGCTTTGAGCCGCTGGAATACTTAAAGTTTTAGAGCCAATGCTGGTGACATGGCCAAATCCGTCCACTGATATGTCTTGGATTACCGTATTGCCGTTATTGTCCACGCTGCTTTGGGACGAGGTGTCCGCGTGACTGATGGTGCGGTTGGAAGCTAAGGAGCCACCCCCATTTAGACCGCTTCCTGCGCTGATGGTTGTAGATGTAATCGCACTTAATTGCGTTTGGATATTGCTCGTAACACCGTCTGTATGATTAAGATCTGCCGCTGATGCAGTAACCGCCGCGCCGCCGACTTTCCAGCTTCCCTCTGTCAAGTCTGGGGTGCTGGCGGTGTTACCGTTGAGAACGTCAACAACGTCATCAAGCGCCGTGTTGACCGTGGTTCCCCATGTATTTTCTGAGCCGCCAACTGTGGGTTTGGTTATGCTAATCGTCATTTAATCGCCTCGCGCTTTTTTGCACTATATATCATTTTGCCAGCAAACACTATGCTGCTTCCTGTTCTGTCCAAGCCGGTGCCGTAGACCCCTGCTCCGTCCATGTTTCCGCGCCGACCGCTTGCTCCGTCCATGTCTCCGCGCCAACAGATTGATCTTCCCATGCGTTAGAGGGGGCAGACTGGTCTGCCCAAGGCTTTATGGTAGACGCCTCTTCCTGCCACTTAAATCTCGCGTCACCAACGACAACAGGATTACAAATAACACTATTAGCCGCAAAATTATAATTTAGCGCAACTACCGCCAACCCTACTGTTGGGTTCGCCGCGCTTACATCATTTGCTGAAATACTGTGTGATTGAGTTATTGCAGAAGCATCAACCGTTGGGTTTTGAGTAGAAACATCAACCCCAGATAAAACGTGATTAGCAGTAACAGAAGGAGTGGAAACATCTACCGAACCCGCAGTTACGTCATCTGTCGCAATACTGTGAATTTGAGTTATTGAAGATGTAGAGATAATCGGGGGCTGTGTGGCTACATCAACGCCTGATGTATGATTATTTTCAGTTAAAACCCCCGCGCCGACCCTGACACTCCCCGTAATAACATTAGGGGCAGAAAAGCTTTCATCCTCAAAGCATGTTAAGTTGGGTACGATTGCGGGGTTGGGCGTATATACAAGTGATACTACATGATTTTGGGATAATGATACGGCACCAATAGATGGAGCGCCCGCAACAACACTTTGAGCCGCTAAGGCTACATTGGAAGAGCCACCGGCTTCGCCAATCGACGTTGCTGATATTGCTGATCCACTAATCATTTACTCCAGACCTCGCTGAAAACATCGACAAACGCCAATCGATAAATTAGGTGGCGCTTGTCGATTTTGCCCAGTCATGGGGAAGTGGGCCAATTTACAGAATGCGGGAACCCAGTTTGATCTGTAATGTTCAAAAGATCCGTTCTGTATTGCGACCAAGCGCCTTGCTGCTCAGGCGTCATATCATTCCAGCGCAGAGGATTGGAAACGATAGGGTCTACCTCGTTAGCTAACCTATCGTCTCTTTCCCAGCGCACCCCTGCCGCAGCATCCGCATCTAATTCTTCCTGCGTTGGAGCTACATATGCTGCGTAATCAGACCCTATCAAAGCCAGTAATTCTTCATTACTTACAGTGTTATCTAGATCATGTGGGTCTAATGTGTACGGTATCCACCCAAGCTCTGGGTGGTTTATTTCAACATCAAATCTAGTGTTTTCTGCGTTTAAAGAGACTGCGTTGCGAACCTCTTGAATAAGTATACTCATTTTAATAATCCTATGTTTTACGAAATTCTAACCCACAAGGCAAAACTTGTATAGTTAGCGAGACTATATCTACCGTAGGAAGTCATTTGACGCCATGTGCCAGAACACCCTGCGCCTGTGGTGGTGTGTGTGGGAAATGTATTCTGAAAAGGCCCGCGCCCATTGCCATTAATCTCTTTCAAACTGCTTCCGCTAAGTGTGGTATTTGGATTTACAGCACCAGACCCACTACTAGTATAGGCTCTTCCCGCTATAGTGTAAGTGCCAATAGTGTTGTACGTGCCGCCAGACGCAAGAGAGTTTCGGATTGAATTTCGGGTGGTGCTATTAATGCTTGCAATATTCTGCAATTGCCGACTTGAGTTAATGACATCAGTGCCGCCAACCTCAAGCATATCAACGTTCACAACGCCATTGCGAACCTCTAGGCTTTCATTCCCACCACACACAACGCGCCACTGGTCATTGGCATGAAACTCAATATATGTGTTGGTGTCATTCTCGTGAACAGCAATTTTAGCTGGTTGTAACAAAGCCCCATCAATTCTAAACGCCCTTGGCGTATACAAATTCTTGCTGGTTTCCTGATTGAAGCGAAGCCACGTTGTATCTTCAACACCAATCTCACCTACACGGGTTCCGCCGTTGTAAAACTGAAGGTGATCGCTGACGTTGTTATCAGATTTTCTAATTCTAATTTCAGTATCTGCGTTTGAGCCATCACCAACATCAAGACGGGCATTTAGTTGCAATTCGCCCGTCATAGTGCCGCCAGCTTTTGGTAAAGCAGCGTTAGCAGTATTAGTCGTGGTGGTTAAAACAGCATCTCTAGCGGCTATATCGACGCCATCAACAGTTCCCGTAACAGATAAATTGCCAGTCAAACTGACATTGCCGCTTGCGTCACGCACTAAATACTTTTCCGCTGGAACTGTTACAAAAATATCTTTTGTTCCCGCCGACCAATCTACCGCGCTATCGCTGTTAGAACTTTCTAAAATTGTATCTCTAGAAAGCGTTGTGCCAGACGCGGTATATGTTCCAATTGCAACTTCAAAATCAGTGCCATCGGTGCAGACGTAATAGGTAGTATTTCCATCGCCAACAGCCGCAAACGACTGGAACCCTTCCTGCGCACCCGCCAACGTATAAGCGCCAGTTGACGCTGTGTCAGTTGTCTCCTTTACACGATCTGCAATTACTAAAGCCATAAAAGTTGCCCTAACTTATTAAGATGGGTCTGGAATGCCTACACTTAAAGCTTCCAAGCTAAACGTGTTGCCGGTTGTAACTGCCTGAGAGGCCGTAAGAGATCCAGTGACAAGTAATCTGCTGTTTGTTGTGTCAGCTATTGCATAGTGCGTTGCCGTGCCTGTTGCAGTAACAGCGCCGCCAGAGGAAGCTGCCATTGTTACCTCACGGCCACCGGCAGATCGGTCTGCTGGCGCACCTATCGAAATTGACGTCTGGTTGCCAAGCGTGTATGTGCTTGTGGCTTCCGCATATGATGTTGGCTCTTGCGAGCAAATATCAACGCGGTTGGCCTCTAAATCCAAAATCGTCAGGCCATTGTCTAAAACCCGATCATTTATCGTCGCCATCAGTAACTCCTGATCTTAATGCGCTGCCCCGCGCTGTTGAATTTTGCTTCTTCGCTGTCCTGATTTATACCATCAATTGCACTTTGCAGCAATGCCGCCCATATCTGAATGCGGCCATCGTCAGCCAAGTAAGGCGCACTATGCATAAGAGATCCGTAAAGGTACGCGTCAGGGTAGTAAGTCAGCAACCAATTTGTAGCGTTACTATCGCTTAGTGCTGTTGGCTTACCATAATAAACCATCTCAACTGTATGATCTGAAGCTGGGGTAGGAAACAACTCCAACGATCCATCAGTAATAGCAAAGAACTGAGGTATGCCCGATGTATCTTTATTGTTTT